TATTATCACTGAAATCATGAAACTTCCTAGTAAAATAGCTCCTAAAGTAAGTAATATTAACCCAACTATATCTGCGTAGAGTTGCATTTATTTTCCTTATTCACAAAGATCATTGTATTCATTCTTTGTTCCTTATTTTTTTATGTTCTTCAATATAATAAAGAGTTACAGCTAAAGTATTTTCTATATAATCCATATCTATTTCAGTTTGTTTTAAACAAATGCAAGCATTCTTAATCTTGTCTCTTATCAACAGCTCTATTTGATAAGATGTTAGTTCGATCGGCATTAGTAAGGGCCTCAAGTAGTCAAGCAGATTAGCACAACAGCCACAAAAAACATCAGGGTTAACCCTAAGTAAACTTCTTCGCATTCTATGCACTTCATATTCATCCCCTAAACAATCCTAAAAAACTTTCTATAATTCATCGTTAATTCAGGGGGCTTTCACCCCCTTTCTATTACTTATTCTCAACTCTATCTAACTCATCCATCACAGCATCTCCAAACCATTCCCTTACTAATCTTTCATTCTCTTCCCACATTTGTTCTGTTGTCATAGGTCACCTCGTTAATTAATATGTGGCCAGTATACACTACCTCGCATATATGTCAATACACTACAGCGCATTTAATTTTGTGGGTGTATGTATATAGTAGCAGGCGCGCGCGCTCCTTTGATTAACAAATGATTAACAAAAAAAGTCTGAATTGGGCCCAAATTTCAAACAATTGCGAGGGGGGTGGCAAGCGGGGACGGGGGGTCACTTTGGATTCCGGTGCCACACAACTCTCTCAGTTGAGTGACCAGCGCTGCCCTAAAGTGGTTCGGTATAGAACACTAAAAGCGTCTACCAAGAACGGTCTATGCGCTCCTCTCATATAAAAGTCAAAGTAAGAAAGGATATTTTTCAGAAGGGTGTCGGGTATAGTTGACAGGTTCAGAGACGAGTTTAGAAAGGGTCAGAATGCACCTATTAAAATGAAGTAGAGTAAGTGCTAGGGGGTTGAGGGATGTCGTAGAGTCTCTTGTACTGAACGGCGAGGTACCTTACACTGTCCGCTATATGAATGGCCCAGTTATCGAGTGGCTTAGGATCAAAACGTGCTTTCTTATCATCGTAATGCCGCTGATATTCACGTAGAGCCCGAACCAGTAGGTTACAGTTAAGTTTATCGATACGTACTCTAGGTAGCATATATCTTACTGCTTCAATGCCATCCTCGACGTTTACTTTAGGAACCATTTGAAACATCCAACCATGCTTACGAGCTTGCATTAATCTTGACTCAGTGCTTTCCCATCCTTGATGTTTCTGGTCAATATCATGAGGTCCAAAATGATAGCCCCACTCAAGTCCCATACTTTGACGAACTCGCTCGGCGAGGTCCAAGTAATGCTTAAGGCCTTTTCCCGTATCATGAAGCAAGTATAAAATATGTATGTAGCGTCCGGTGACTTGAAACAATAATCCAGCAGTTGCATCAGTTCCTCCTAAATCCCAAATAGAATGTAGCTTAAGTCGTGGGTCTGGTTTGAGAGCACATATACGACCTTCACGATCCATATCACTCATTTCACGGGTGTAGTAAGCACCAAGATTTCCCACTTCGAAATCGACATAGAATTCTTGTCTGATAAGTTCTTCGGACATCCCCAAATCTTTTGCACGTTGGATATCTTCAGTTGTGATAATTCGAGTCGTACCGTCATGCTTAAAGGTTTGTTCAACTGATAAATGTTCGACATGATAATCGGGTAAATCTCTGACTTGCATGAAGACTTCATGACCATGATTCATTCCTCTGGGGGTGTATTGGAGGATTTCTTTGCCTTTGTTTTGAACCAAAATGGGGTTGAGGTATTGGCGTGCAAGTGGATTGTGTAGGCTAAACTCACTGTAAATAATGGTAACAGGATTAGTCCCCATGAGCCCATCATAATTGTTGCTACCAGCAAGTACGAGCTTAGAGCCATTGAACAACTCAATCTCCATTCGGGCTTCATTTTTTTTAGCAACAAGTGCATCTGGAATAGCATCCATGAAAGGTCGACCATCAAAATCCATTCCTTGCCAAATAACTTGACGCGCCTGCTTGTGTAATGGAAAAAGGTAAACATGAGTACCGACTCGTTTAATACCTCGGAGTACCCATGCTTCAATACAAAAAATATCTTTACCAGCACGTCTATGAATCACAGCACAAATGTTTAGGTCATTGATAAGAGCCTTAAACATTCGTGCTTGGTGAGGGTAGGGATTTATGCTTGGAATCTTTATATAGATAAATTATCTTCCATATTTATACTTTTCATGCTCATGCTTAGGTGATTCACGTTCTTCATGAGAATGACGTTGTGCTTCTCTTTGCGTAGAAAAAGCAATTGCAGCCGCTTGTTTAATATCCATTTCTGGATGAGCATGTTTTTCAATAGCAATATTTTTACCAATCGCTTTCTTATCTGCACTATGAATTAATGGCATAATATTACTCCTTAAGTTTTACATCTGGATCAACAACTTCTTCCACAATTTTAGTAGCTTCTTCAGCTTGCTTTTGCATATTAGCAAGAAAAGTTTGTACTTGTTTTTTTAGCATGACATTTTCAGTTCTAAGTTGATATGAAGTATTCAAAGCTTCATTGTACATTTGTTTGGATGCTTCTAATTGAGCGATTAAACCATCTAATTCAGCTTGTGACATTTTTACTATTTCCTTAAATTTTTTATTATACAATAATATTTATTATAATTAATTTTTTTAAACAGATAAATATTCAGTGATTACAACAAATCCTTTTGAACCATCAAAACCAGCGTCAGCTGCACTCGATGAAACTGAAGCGCCGCCTGAACCGCCAGCTCCAAAACCTGATGCAGCACTACGATATCTGCCACCAGCACCCCACATAGAAGATCCACCCTGACCACAAAATGGTGTTGAAGTGTTAGTAGTTCCACCCATACCAAACATACCTGGAGCTCCAGTTGCTGCAATATCTCCTGTCCCCGCAACTCCACCAAGACCTCCGTTACCCGCACTATTTGCAGGAGTTCCTGTGCCACCTGAGCCACCTTTGCCTACGCATATAATTCCAACAGAAACATCACCACCAGGATTACCATTATTATTTCCTGCAGCACCTCCTGTTCCTGCATTTCCTACCGTCACAACTTGAGATGCCCCTATTGTTGCAGCAGATGCCGTTTTTCTGGAATATGATCCAGCACCACCACCTCCGCCTTGACTAAATGCACTTGAGAGAGCAGTCCCTCCACCACCAGCTCCAGACCCAAGACACTCAATCGTGCAATATTTCATGCCTGTAGTTGGAGTATAAGTGCCACTAGCTGTAAATGTTCGTACGACTACTTGATTAATGGCATTAGATGCTGGGCCACTTGCCGCAATAGTAATGCTTCCAGCAGCATTAGTGATAGAAATATTAGTACCGGCAGTCAAAGTCGCAGCCGTAGGAGTTGATCCAGTACTGCCTATAATGACCTGTCCATTTGTCATGGTTGCAGACCACGCGGGAACGCCTGTTGAATTAGTAATTAATGAAGCTGAATTGACGCTTGTAAGACCTGTTACAGTGTTTGCACCATTCGAATAAAGTAAATTACTTGCAGCATAAGTATCTGCAAATGTTGCTGTACTGTAATTATTTATAGTACCATTAGATCTAATAATGTTGCCTGCTAAGCCTACTGTATTAGGCCACAAAGAAGTAGAGGCTATAAAATTTGTTCCATTGGCATAAATAAAACTTCCTGTAGATATCGCAACTGATGGATAAGTAGCCGTTGTCCAGCCTGGAGCAGTAGCACCTGTTGATCTAAGCAATTGACCCGTTGAACCCACTGCACTGAATGCCATCGCAGTAGGTGTGCTATAAACAATTGAACCAGCACTTGCAACTAAACTAGCATTGGTACCACCATTTGCAAGTGACACTGGAAATACAATATTTCCAAATTGAGAAAAAATAAATGGGGTCACATCGACTGTGACAATAGTTGCAGTATTAAACCAAGCAGTTCCCGCAAGAGTTGCGCCATTTTGAATAATGATTAAACCCGTTTGATTAATTTCAGCAGGCGTGTCAAAAGTGGTTGCTCGAGTTAATACCCAGTTTGTTGCACCAGATCCCACATTAGTGACTGAGTAGATTCCTTCATTTTGTGGTGCGGCTAAATTCTTTATTAATACGAGTGATGCCAAAGGTGGATTCACACCATCTATAGCAAAGACTGCTTGTACACCCGCATTCGTTAAGGTAGCACCTACTCCGGAACCGGATTGTGTAACCGTGAGATTAGTCGTAGTTGCAGCATAGGCTGAAGTGCCTGTTAAAGCATTTAGATCCACATAACTTTTAGTTGCAGCATCAGAAGGCTGTGTAGGTTCAGCCATGCTATTAATCTGAAAACCGCCCATATTTAAGTTTTGATTCTGCACACCTAAATATTGAATATTGGTTTGTACTGCTTGTGGTAATGTTGTACTTAAACTTGGTATGCCTGAAACACCAGTGATTAAAACACTATTGTTTGCACCCGCAATCTGACTCACAACATTATTAGCTGAACTGTATAAAATTTGATTTATACTAGTGGTAGCAGGCCATGTTGCTGTTGACCAAACAGGATCGGCTAATGCTTGTGATTGAAGCATCTGGCGAGCGGTAGAAGTTGGAGGAAGAATAAGACCTGCCAAACTAGATAAAGGTGTGACGGTTGGAACAGCAATACCCCCTGTCATATTAGCCCATAAAGAATTAGCAGCTATGGGTGCAAATGAAATAGTACCTACAGTGGTAATGGGACCACCTGTTAATCCTGTTCCTGTATCTATTTGAGTGACTGTTCCACCACTGATAATATCTTCTATATCAATAGCAATAATGGCTGTATCTGTTAAGTTCTTACCCCAAAATTGATTAGCTCCAAGAATGGGTAAAATAGTATCAAGAGTGGGTATAATCGTTGCTGAATAATTATATCGAGGTCCTACATACTGATTGACAAGCTGATTTTGTTGATCAACTAAAGTCAAAATACCAAAATCATTATTTAGCATACTGGGTAAAAAATTAGTATTGCTATAAAGATTTTCACGGTCAGAAGGTGTCATGCGAATGACTGTAACAATATCACCTAATGTAGAAGGCGTCACTAAAGTGACCTGAACTTGTTGTAAAGCACCGACAAATGTCACAGAGTATTGACTTGGAAAAGATAATATTTGTATGGCATCGTTAGGCTCATCACCTACAGGTGTAACAAAAACAATGACATCTGATTCAGCATTTGCGGTCCAATTTGTGCCAAAGACTGTTTGGCCTCCACTAGCTGAAGCTTGCGTATAGGGTGGCACATCATTGATAATTGTTTGACTCATATAAATTCCTTTTACTGATAATTCATTGCTTCAGCATCTGAGTAAGTTTCTGGTAATCCCGTCGATTCAACTAGTTTTTTACTTAAATATCTTAATTGCCAAATCTGCGCCCAAGGGATTAACTTAGCTACTTTATTAACATCAGATTGGTTAAAATTCCCACTTGATAGCATCTTGAGTATATGTACAAAATTATCACCCATACCACCTACAGGACCGGCTAAAAAACCTGCAATAGTCCTATCTTTATATCTATCATTGCGTATATCTTTTAATAAGTTACCGCCCATCAATACATTAACATATTCTAAAGTATCAGTGACCGATGAAAAAACGTTTCCATCAACCATAGCATTCCAGAACATATTATCATCTTCTTGGATAGGTTCTTCACCTTTTGCTAATCTTCTTAATGGAGTTACCATTGCACCCATACCCATCATTAATAGAGTACCCACAAGCTTTTCAGCATCAGGTCTTTGCATTAAAGGAATAAGGTAGCGAGTGAAAGAGGCCATGAAAAAACCTTTAAACATAAATAACATCCCAAGAATAGGATCATCTAAGGCAAAAGGTGCATCAAACATACCGCGTCTTATAATGGTATCTTTTGTCCCTCTAAAAATAGTTTCAGCAAATTTACTCGCAGTTTCTTTATCATCCCATTTCCAATACCAACTCTGATAACCACCTGAACCATTTTTATCACTGCCTGCTTTCTTCCACGCAGCAACAATCTTATCAGCCCAAATTTCAGGTTGTAATCCATAGATCAATAATTTTTCTTTATCCTTTGGACTTAATTTACCTGCTTTAAAATTAATCATATGACTAATGATTTTGCTTTGAATAATGGAAGCTGTGAGTTCTTGGTAAGCATTTTCAACATGATTCATTAAAGATAAGTTAGTACTTATATGAGCTACTTTTTCAAGACCAGTAGATATTCGACCTGAAACTGGCATGTAAGGTTGAGCCACACCCCCAGCATTTCTATCACTCATTCCAGACAAAACATGATTTAATCCTAAGCCTGCATGACCGGCATTTTTAATGTAATTCTCACCTTTTCCTTGCTTGACAATATTTGCTATATTTTTAAGTTGAGGAATAACGCCATCTCTAATAGAAGGCCAAAAGCCATGTTTAAAGACAACTCCCATTAAATCGGTAATCATAGTTAAAGTGGTAGCACCTAATTGAGTAGATACTGCATAATTACGAATATCATTAGTATATTTACGAATCTTTTGATTACCTGTCGTCACACCCATCAACTTATTAAAGTTAAGAGACATATCTTCAATATCTCTTTTAAATAACTTTTCTAGTTGAATAATATCTTTATCAATTTTTAGTATTTCTTTTTTTGATTTTGTATTTGCTTTCTTGGTATCCAATACAGCTTTCATAGCTAAAAAATCTTCATTAGCAGCACGAGCTAAAGGAGCAACATCACCATCAATAGAAACATCTTTAAAAATATTTTTAATGAATGTCCGCCTACCCAGATACATCCGATAGTTGGCAACATTCACCCCCAACTTCTTGCTTAAAAATTTATTCGTGTATAGCAAATCATCAGGCAACATAATAGATCTTTGTTTAATAGGATTAGGAGTCATGCCAGATGTTAATGTTCCCATCATTTGATTAATGGTATCTTCAGCAGTTTGATTAGTAATAGAACGGTAATAAGCCTTAGATGCTTCCTTTCTATGATGTTCAGATTCATATTCTTGACGAAGTTTTAATCGTTCTTTAGGATTCTTAAATTTGACTACATTAGTACCTTGTTGACGAGTATAAAATAAAGACGATATTTTTTTATCCTCAACTGCTTGTTGTAGTCGTAAATTTTCTTGATCTATCTTGCCATCTAAAGTTCTTAATTCATCTTTGAGTTTCATTAAATCACTTTCAATTTTCTTTAAGACTTGTACATTATCCTTAGTAAGCACACCTTCTTCTTTTAATTTTAAAAAATTGGTTGATTTAATAGCATTTCTTAAAGACTTTTGTTCTTGCTTTAATTTATTTAAAGGTTTTAAAATATTTTTTAATTGGCTAGCTTCTTTAGCTGATAATGCGAAATGATCTTCAACATGAATTCTTAAAGCTTCATTAGTACGCAATTCATTCTGCAAAGCATTTTCTTTTCCTTGTAATTGCTTTTTCATACTGTTTACTAAATCAGCTGAAACTTTTCTTTCTTCAGGAGTCATATTACCTTTATTGATATTATGCTGTTCTTTGACTAATTTATAGTTAGCTTCTAAATCTCTAATAGGTTGCATTTTTTCAGCAATAGTAGCATCAGCTTTTGTAAGGTAATCAATAACTACTTCATTCCAATGATTCTCATTGACACTTAAATAATCTAAATCATAGACACGAGTCAAATAACCTTTAGCAGTTTTTGGTAATGTAAATTCTTTTGGAAGGTCATAGGCATCTCGGTAAGCCTCCCAACTTTCAGCATATTTGGTTTTAATGGCTTCAGCGGCTTCATTCGTTGCTGCATGGACACTTGGTGTATCATTAATAATGACATCCTCAATTTCATCCATAAATTGCTCAGGTGAAGTATAACCTTCATCTTTCCAGCGCATATGTGCTTCTTTAAAACCTGATCTCATACGTTGACTTGGATCAAGTCCATTACGAACTAGATGCATACCTGTAAGCCAATTCATAAAGATACGATTATCACCTTTTAATATTTCAAGTTTAACTTCGACTTTATCAGGTGATGCGATACCTTTTATGTTACCTGTAGTGACAATACCATGATCAGCTGATCTATCCCAATAAGCAGCAACAGAAGGAAATACAGAGTTAAGTCCACGAATGATAGGATTAACAGTCGCTGCACCCTTACCAAGCCATCCACCGATAACAGGGATTCCAAATAAACCTTTTTGTGCCATCGTTGAATTTGCAAATTCTTGTGCAAAAGAAAGTTCAGCAGCACCTGCACTACTTGACAATGCTTTTATGCCAATGATGGTGCCGTCTTCACCAATGATAGGTTTTAAATCAATATCATTACCGTTTAGATTCACAATTCGTTTAGCATTATAAAGTTTTCCACCATTATAAGCATGGCTTAAACCCATCGCACCACCCATAAAGGCAACACCAAAAATAGTATCTCTAAAAGTATTGGTTATATATTCTTCAATACTTCCATTAATTTTATTGGTTTCTTCAACATATTCATGTAATGCGGAACCTACGGCAATCCCAGGTACAATGTTAGGTATATCTTGGGCTAATCGCTTACCTAAATGAGCCGCTCTAACTTCAGCACCTAAGGGAATCCAAGTGGTTGGACTAACAGCACCACCCCCTAACATACCAATCGCATGATAAAGCATAGAACCATCTTCATAACGTTTTGTATCATTCATCCATCCAATGACTTGATATTGACGTCTTTTTAAATCTTTAGGAGAAGTTGCAGCTAACAGATAACCTTTATAAATATCATCGATACCATTAAAAACTTCTTCATCATCAGCGGCCTTCCATCCAGGCGGGACAACATCATAAAGAGGATTATCATTATTTGTTTGACTATTATACATCAAACTAAAATCATTGACGGCATTAAAACCTTGTTTTAAAGATTCCCATGCGCCAATTTGTTCATGACCGGTAGGAAAAGCAGGTTTGAACGTTTCACCTTGAAAATATTCGTGATACTGATCTTGATAAGGTACTTCAACAGGAAAAGGAATATTGAATAATCTTGCAGGATCATCTTCAACTTTCTTAATAGTCCCAAAATCTTTTATAGGAGCTTGAAGTGAAATAATATCATTATTTTCTTCATTTTCTTGATCTTTAATTTCATCCATAAATCAAACTCTTATATTTTAGGGTTAATGTATTCTCTTTCTAAATTAGCAATGGTTCTTGCAGTATCTTTTGATAATTCTAAATTAGGCGGTAAATAATATCGAAGTAATGCATAATTTTTCTTTATATCTTCATACCGAGGTCGATAGATAGTAGGACCTGATGCAGGATCTGCTAATAATAAGGGTGTTGTTGATTTACCAGCTTTCAGCATGATATTGTAAAATCCTACGACACCTCTTGATGAGTTAACTCCTAATGATTGATTAGGTTGAACAATAATTTCATATTCTTCTTTATGACCATCACGAAAATGTTTCATTATCTTCGGTGAATCACCTTTTAGAAAACTATGTATATTTTCTTCTGCTTGTAATAATTCACGTTGTTGTGAATAAAGCTCATGTTTTACATTTTCTTTATTCTTTAATTTATAGGAACCATAATGAGGCTGTAGTTCTCTTATACGTCGATTTGAAGATAAAGCTGTATCTAAATCAACTTGAGGACTCATCTCCCAATAGAAATCAACTTTATTTTCATCATAAAGTTTTCTAGTATCTGTTAATTTAGTAGTAACTTGATTTCTAATATCTTCATGAATAAAAGGTGTCGAATCAAGTGGTAAATTTCCTCGCGTTTCAATAGGAAACATCATGAATTCTTTATTACCATTAACATGTGTTGTTCCAAATATTCTACTTACATCTTCTTGTAATAATTTCTGTGATATTTGTACATCACCATTATTAAGTTTAAAGAGAGTTTCATATTTATCTAAAGTATATTGAGATAATAAAGGTATATTAACAACAGAATCAGGATCTATATTTGCTTGAGAAACTGCAAACATAGCATCAGTTTGACCTTTCTTTTTTCGAGTTTTAAGATGATTATCCCATGCTTGTTGATTAGCAATATTTTGTTCACTTTTTTTATTATAAATTTGATCTTTGGCAATTTGACCACGTTCAATAGGATCAACGACTGAACTTAATGAATCATATTTTGCAATCATGCTTCGTGTATCATCTGTAATGCCTGCTAAATTTTGAGAGGCATTTGCATTGCTCATATATTCAATAGTTGCTTGAACTTCCTGTATTTTTACTGGATCACCTGATGAAGCTTTTGTATTAAGTGTAGCAATGAATCTTGGAATAGGACCTGCTAATGTAGCAGCTACTTGCATTGATGCTTCAGGAATGCCAAGATCTCTTCCGCTTAATCTAGATTCTTCAATTTTTTTATTCGTTAATTCAATGAAAGCATCATAATTTTGTTCAGAAGTATTTTGATTAAACATATCAAAATTAGTAACATTTTTTATAGCCTGTGATGTATCATTTATTTTCTTATCATTTCTCTGTTGTGCTGTAGTCAAATTAATGCGCATTTGAGCTTCAGTATTAGGAGAGACTTGTTCTTTAAAAGCTGCCCATTCAGAACCCGAAATATCACCACCTGTTTCTACAATCCTATTATGCATTTCAAGAGCTAAATGTCTTTCGTTCAAAGAACGTAATTGTTGATCACGAGTCACTCTTTTCATGACATTACTGATAACAGTATCTTGATCATTAATAGGAATATTAAATTTAGATGGATCATCTGCTAGAGCCGCAAGTGATTCATTTAATTTTCCTTCTTTTTCTGCTTGAAGCATGAGTCGAGTTACACGACCCGATTCAGCTGATTGTCTTATGGTATCCTCATATACTTTTGCTTTTTCAGGTGATATATCATATCTTCCTGCTGATGCATGACTTGCAGCTGTCGTTGCTTTAATAGCTGCATCTGCTGCTTTATCATTACCATTTAAAGCTAAAGCATAAGCATTTTCAGCATTGACCTTACTTGAAAATTCAAGATTATTAACTCGATCAGTTTTTTGATCACGAATCATCCTATCAACTAAACTCTCATTTTGTCGGATCATTTCTCCGCCGTAATGAGTTTCCATATTAGGACGAACCGAATCAGGAGCTAATGCAAATATCTTATCTAGACCTTGTAATGTGCTTTTTTGAGTTGCTGCAATCATATTAGCATCTATACGAGGTTTAGATGCCAATTCTAAATTTGATTGACTAATAAGTTTTTGAGCTTGCAAACCTAATGTAGATTGAGCTTGTGTAGCATAACTTTTAGAAAGTGTTTCATCAAACTTAGTGAAAGATGGCCCAATATCACCTTGAGGATTTTTACCAAGTTCACCACCGAGTTTAGTTGCAATGGCTTCAGATGAACGCATAGCTACTTCAGAACCAAGAGCTGACATCCAATTGGTTGATTCAGCATATTTATTCACAGCACCTTGAAAATCAGGTATACGACTAATTTCAGGTTTAACTATAGTTCCTTTAGATTTAGGAAGTTCATCACCTCTAGGAATTTGAGAAACTTTATGCGTAAAATCTAAATCAGCCATGTGTTAGCCTCCTATAGGCGTTAATCCAAAACTTGATTTAGCTGATTTGAATCCTTGTCCCCAGGCAGCACCACTTGTTGGAAAACGTTCTAAAGAACGTGATGCAAAGTTTTGCCAAAGTTTTGAATTGGATGCAGATTGATTGAGTGCTGCAATAGAACCACCTGCTTTTAATTCATTTTCACGTGATAATTGATTCATACGACGCATTCTTTCATCAGCATTGAAATCGCTTAATGATTCATTCATGATTGCAACTGAACTTCCACCTGATGTACTAGTTCCACGTGCAGCGAATACAGCTAATTGAGTACCCATATTTTTTCTTAAATCTTTCATAGCAGCTAAACTTGCTTCCTCTGTTTCAAGGCGTGTTTGATAAATATTAGCTTCAATACCTGCATTTTGAACTCTAAGGCCCATTTGACCAAGTCTTTGTTGTTGGCGTGTGCCCATATAATCTACGACCATTCCAGCAGCCTGCATAGCTAATAATAATGCAAATGGCATGATCAACTCCTTTTTATAATTAAATGTCTACTGAATAAAATACACCCAATAATTCTATATTAAAGGGTTCACTATGCGTAATGGTAAATGTAGGATTAGTAATATCATCCCATCCTTTCATAATCATATGTTCAACAATGCCATTAGAAGGAATAGGTGGTTCGCCAATGTGTGCTTGATCAAAAGTATTAATAGCAATCGGAACACCATTAATATCACCCCCGATCGTATCATTAAACCAGAATCGAACACTACGTATGCGAGTCGGTTTAGTTAATCCACTCGTTTTAGCACTATTACCGGATGCAATACTTAATGGCATTGGTTCCATAATGGTATGTATAGGAAATCCAATGTAGGCTTTTTCTACATTAATAGGTATTCCATGTGCTTCAAATGAAACTTGATTGTCAATACCCACAGCATCAAAGCCAAACCCATCACCCACCATCTTGACAGATTGTGCATTGAATAAAGATCCTGTTGTGATGGTATTAGTCGCCGTACTATTATAATAGATAGCACAATCTAGAAAAGTATCACGGGTTAGTTCTTCTAAGGTAAATACAGTGGTTAATCCCCATACAACTATACTACTTAATGATCCAAGTGCAGAAAATTGAATTTCATTGATACCTGCAAGCGCATCTTCTTGATTAAGATAAACAGTGAAATTATTAGCATCAACTCCTAAAGCCCAATAATAATGATTAATCACTATTTGAGGGTCACTAGTCGGTAATGATCCTGCTGTAGTAACTTTTATTGCAGTAGGAATGATTGTACTTAAATTAGAACCTGTCGCTTCTAATGTGATAGAAGTAAACCCAATAATTGAAAATGTACTTCCAAGGGTTGCTATTTCTCTTTGGCATACAAACCAACATCGCCCATCTGCACTGCTTGCGGCTTGCAGGAATACAGCATCGCCATAAGACTGTTCTAAAATAGCAGGTGTAAATCCTGATACACTTTGAGAAATGAGTGTCTGAAATATGGCCATTGAACCATCAGCATTAATAATGAATATATAACGGCTTCCAGCGCGTTTTATATCTGAAAATCCAACTTCATCTACAGGCGTTCTTATTAATTGTTCACTGATAACTGAGACAATATCAGAGGTATATGCATTATTAATACCATCCCACAGCATTTGATGCGCATCATTACCTGATAACACAACAACTTGGTTATCGATGGCTTGAGGTAATAAAGTATCAGCGGGGGTGGAATCTTGTAACTGCAATGTAAAATTACTAGGGGTTATGGCTGATATATCTGATAAAGGACTTGAGTATATTCCTGTATTCGTATGTACCGTTAAAGACCTGTAGGGTACGATGAATCGTATATAATTAACATTATTACTAGTAGGATACCAAGAGATACCATCATCATCATCACTCGTTAAGTCGGTGAAATCAGTATAATCATTAATCACACTTGCCCAAAACCCATTAGGTAAACTAACAGTATTTGCAAATAAAGCTCTATTTTGATAACTGGAACAAACTTGAGGCCATCCACGAGCATCACTCCAAGCGGGTTCTGCTAAAAATACTAACGAACCAGGAATGGGATTTACTGAATCAAAGGGTTCTTGTACACCGGCTGTAAAGGAAGTGGTGCTTAAAACAGAACTGATAATAGCAGTGCCGCCACCCCCAATGAATGCACCCCCATTATAAGCAGGTGTTAATAAAGGATAACCTGGAGCACTAATAGTTATCACAACTACACCGGTTGTTGCAGAGGGTGTGAAAGTCAAAGCTTCATAGGATGCGATAATACTATTAAAATCATAGTCTGGTACATTTTTAAAAAAGAATGCTGCAAATGTCCATGTATTGGAAACAATGATATTACTTGTGACGCCTGCAGTACTGATAGTAAATGGATCAATTTTCAATTTAGCATTTTGTGAAGTTGCATAAACTTGCAGTGTTGTTGCTGATAAAGTAAATGCAAAATAAGTTACATTAGCCACAATTTGCGGAACTGAAACTGGTAATGAGCCAGTTGTCGTAAACTGTATAGGCAATACAACACCTACAGGTAATGCGGCACCAGACACAGTTAAAATATTTGAAGTTACTGAAACAATAGGATTTGCAGCATTATTAGTTCTTTTTAAGTCGAAAGGTCTTATTCCAAAAGTGGCTACTCTATATAAAGAACCTATAACAGTAGTGCTCATATTATAGACTTGATTAGCATTGTATGGCGTTGCAACAGTACTGACCAATAATCCTTCTAGATAGATCGATATTAATCCAGGAGTGAATACAAGTTGATAAACACAATCATTCAAATATTGAAAGGTATCAAAAAACAACTGATCAAATCGAGTAAACCCACTGAGTGTCGATTGAAATAATGTGCCAAATCTTTTACCAGCAGCACCTGTCGGATAGTTCAATACATTTTGTGCAGTTTTAAGACCATCATTATATTGATTGACTGTACAACGAGCATACATGAAAGGTGATAATTCACCTTTAGAGAATACATCCTGTGACCAAAGTGTATATGCCATATTCCATGACTAACCTATTTGTGGACCAATAATACCGCCAATGTTTCTCTTAGTAAGCATAGGGATTTGCCTTTCAACAAATTGTGGTCTATTTTGTGCATCTGCTGCTGCAGCAATAGCCCATTGTATTTGTTTTTGAGTCTGCAATGCTGTGAAGTAATCCGGTTTTTGAGCACTTGATAAACATAAGAAACATGCTATTTCATAAATAAAATAATTAATAAATGGAGCTGGAATGGTTGCCAAGGGTGGTAAATAAGCAAATTCCATGAAAATAGGTGACTGAGTACCCCAGTTACACCATATCTGACTATTCGAATAAATCTCATAAACATAGTTCTGAGGAATAATTCGAATATTCTTTAAATAGCCTGCAGGTAATAAATAAATATTTTGCCAATTAGTTTGAAGTGGTGGGATCTGAGTAGACAATACTAATTGTTCAATTTTTATCGAAAAACGCCAATTACCTGTTGCAAGTACACTGGGTAATAAAATGTCATAAGCTTGTTCAGCAGATATGACAAGATCATCAGCATTATCAAGAGTTTGAATGGGATTATGGCCTAATAACATCACTGCCAAACTAATAATGGAAGTTTTGCTATAGGCCATACCGTCTCTCCTTAAGTATAAAGATTATACCGTTGGTACAACTTTATACCAGATATGAGCAACAAATGTGCTATTACCAGTGGTAAATGCCGCTGTAATGTTACTCAAGTACAATCCCTTGTTTACACAGGTTGTAAATGCTTGTGCTACAACACCCATATTGAATCCAAATCCAGTACTTGCTGCTGCAAAGAAATCTGCTGCGACTCGTGTGGTCGAAGCAATAACACCTGCACCATTTATTGTGCTGTCATATTGTACTGCTACAACTCCACCAGCTGCGTAGTTAGTCGATACAAATGTCATCAACAAATCTAACTTATCAAGTACGATTAAAGTATTAGCACCCCCTGCTGCAACTAATAATTTAGGTGCTGCAAACATACCAAGAAATTCAGCTGAAGAAACAGTGACTGCTGCATAGCGTTGGTAAGTTAATGGTAGTTGTAATGTTGTTCCACTAAATGATAAACCTGCACCTAAGGTAATTTCAGAAACGTTAGCTAAAACACCCGTTGGATTGCCAAGTAATGTGGAAGCTGATGCTTGTTGCATTTTTGCATATGTCACAGCGTTATTCACAATATTTGCAGTATTAACAGTACCTGTTGCTGCAAATCCAGCAGTTGTCACACCTGTTGAAGAAGACGTGACTATAATTAAAATGGTACTTGCATCTGTTCCATTGACTAAAATCCAATCACCTACTTTTAACACTGCATATTTAGAAAGGAAATAATTCGCAGCTGAAGCAGTCGCTACTGTATCGTTGGGTGAGCCATATATAAAAATATTAGGTGCGTTTAATACGGTTGGTGAACCACCAAAAGGTGTCACTGTTATTTGACCTTCGTTTAAAGCAGAAGAGACACAAGTCCAATTTGCATCGGTATAAGCCATGTTTAAATACTCCAAAAATTATTAGATTGAGGTTTCATCGCAGTTAACTTGGATAATACCCAGGTTATCAATAGTGATAGCACCTGCACTGAAAATTCCATTTATCAACCAAGATGTTTCACGAGGCAAATAATTGATTTCTGTTCTGAAATCATGACCAATACCCATACCTGTTGCTTGTTTGTGCCAAGCATAGGTTTGACGTATGTTAGCAGATGCGAATGGTAATCCACCTTCAACCATTGCAGGAATAATGATAATGTTTACACCTAAGAATTCACGAACAAATCCTTTATCTAATACTCTATTTTGAGTATAGAAAGTTGATACGAAATGATCATCTGCTAAGAGTGCTGCAAAATTACTAGCACTCATTGCCCAGAATCTTTCAGGTAATGGCACTGCATTATTATCAAAGAACTGAATGACTTGACGATATTTTGTATAAGTCATATTCACACCACCCGCTACAATGGTTTGGCCTGGATTTACACCGAGTGAATTAATGATGATTTGATCGGATCTTCGACCTAAAGCATTCGCAACTAACATGGCATTTTCCATCTTAGCATCGAAATTAACAGTTAACTCTTGAACACTATCAACAGCTGTAGGTGCAGTATATTTCTGTAATATAGCAGATGATTGAGTGTAATTAGGATCTTGAATAACAACTGTTTGTAAATAACCTGTAGGTACAGCTTGTACTTGACCTACTTTACGGAAAGAAACGGTTGCACCGATAACATCGCGTCTAACGCGTACTGTATCGCGCAATAAAAAACCTAAGGATTGATATTCGGCTTTTACGAGAGCATCAAACTCAATTTGTTGCACCGCAGTCAATGAGGTAGACATAACTTAAATCTCCAAAAATTATTAATGAAATATCCTATTTCACCATTGTATTTTTGGGCTTTAAGCACATGTGATTGTCTCAAAAATTGAGGTCAATGCTCAGAAGTTGTCCAATTATCAATTGGTACTTTTTGAATCATACCATATTACGCGCCCATTTTGTCAATATATCCACCAGCATTTTTAGCAGCAATCTCTAATCGACCTTGTAGATCCCTTCGATAGTTTGGATCATCTTTATATTTTTGTAGATTATTTGTAAGTTCTAATTTGATATCTTCTAATGATGCAGCATTATGAATAGCACCATCGTTACCATTAGGGATTTGTGTTGCACCTGACATAAATTTATTCCTTAGTTCTTCGAGTGCTTTGACTGATTCAGCACTTCGTAAATTGTAGGTAAGTGCCTCATAAGAATCATTACTTAAATTGGCTTTAGCCCAATTATTTAATGTAGTTAAACGATCTTGAGCATTGGCACCTAGTTTATTAATTTCTTCTCTGTCATCAATAGTAAACTCATCCATGTATTTATCAACGGATTCAAGCATCTTATCAATGACTTCTTGAGGTACACGTTTATCTTTAGCAATCTGTTTTAACTCATGAAAAGGAACGTAATCTGGATCAAGATATTTAGATTTACTAAAATCATAATCATCAGGTACAGTACCTACTTTTTTTTCAAGCTCATGATAACTTTTTGCTAAATCAGCAGTCGTCTTAAATTTATCAGGCAACCAACCAGGTCTATTACCCACACCTGGAATTCCCTCATCAATAAACCATAGAGGGGTTTGTATCGTTTCTTCTTCACTCATATTAACGTCCTTGAGCATTTATTCTTTGTTGATGTGCGCGTACAGAATTTCTTAGAAGTAAAAAGGCATATCGTAATCCTTCTCCCCACATGACATCTTGAGAAAAGGTAGGCGAACCTGGCGAACCTAATGGTGCTAATAAATAACGATTAGTGATGATCTCTATAAATTTTCTTCCAGCTTCTTGGTGTTCAAACAATTCATAACAAAGTTTGTCAAATTCTATAATCTCTGGATTATTTTTTAAAGCTTCTGCACTTTTTGCGTATCCTTCAAAATAATTTTCAGGCTGTATCAAAGGGTTCTTATCAATCGACATTCATTATTTCCTTGTTATTGAACAGGTGGGGCTATAGGACTTTGAGCTGGGTTTTCAGGTGGTGCTGGCATCATTCCACTTGATTGAGCCAGTTTCGCTTCATTATGTTGATCTTGTAATGATTGAGCGACTCGTTTCACATCTTCAGGTTTATTTAAAAATCTTTCATCGACTTGCATTTTTTCAGCAAGCATATAAGGTGTAGTTTCCGGATTAATGTAAAGTTGGGTTGCATCAGGGCCCATAATACCTTGCATCAATTGTACCCATTGCGTAAATCTTTCAACTTCAGCTCTTCCTTTGGCTAATGCTAAAGGTGATTTGTACTTGAAGATTATAGGAACACCACCGACATCTGGATACGGTAATTTACCCATGGTATGCAAAATGTGAGCGAATCTTTTAATGACAGGCCATAAGAACTCTTGTTGCATACGAGAAAATAAAGGACCAATCTTTTCAGCTAAACTTTGTTGCTTAATAGAAAGTTCATAAGTTGTTGCTGGTTGCACACTTCGTGAATCTTGTGGTTGTTCAGCAAAGAGTAATGATTTAATTTGCATACGCAAATCGGCCATGGTCATTTGCGCAAAGTTCGGATCAGCACTATTAGGTAAGGGTATAAGAGGAACCTGACCACCTGTACCAATAGGAGCAATTGGAATAATAGTGAAGGGTTGTAATTGGAACGTATGAGGATTAAATACAGCGTCACTAAAGCCCATGTAAGGTCTAAAAGTATTAAGATTAGCTGAAGCAAGTTCGACTCTCGCCATTTCATTTAAAGAGATAATAGTAGGCAATGCTTCCATAACTGGACCACGACCCCAGGTTTCATTGTTTGTTTTCTTGAAACGCCAAACAATACCAGGGTTTGAATCGAGCCACTGAGTGAATAATAAATCATTATCAGCCCATACTGCATAACAATATTTCTTTGGTTGATTACAAAAATAAGCCACCCCCTCATATACATTTCTAACTACAGCATCAGGATCAGCTGCAATGAGTGCTTGTAAATTAGGAGTAATGACAATACCAGGCCAACGTGTATGAAGCTCGATGATCTTTAGGTTTTGCCATGTTCTGAACCAGGATTCAATATTGCCATTGACCGCCTCTTCAATTGCAAGTTTATCCATCGGGATAGAAGTACACAAAAAAGGCTGATCATCAGTATGCTGATTAATAACAAGGGCAGAAGTACCAATAGATAAGTCATAGTAACACTCATTAATTACCACATCAAAATTAGAGGCATGAATAAAAGTAAATAGACGCCTCATATAAGCATCTAAAATTAATTGTGCTTCTTGAAGAAGAGGAACATTTTGTTCTGATTCTGGATCATCGACCATGCTATCATCAACTTCAAGATAACCCCATTGCACTTGTGGGGGTGTCATGGTGTCATGAAGTTTAGATACAAATACTGTTACACCTTCAACAGCTGTCGTATCATATACACGTGTATTTTGAGTCGTACCTTGAAATTCTTTTCCAGGTAAATAGTAACGATTTCTAAAAGGCACCGCATAAAAGAACGAAGCTTGCATGATTGGAATCCACAAATCTGCAACATACTTTGCTCTATTATAACGTTTTCTCAATATCTCTAGCATTGAGCCTGCAGGCATTGCAACCGGCGGCATTCCTTGCGTCGTATCCATGTTTTAACCACCTAATTGATTGCTCAGTCCTGCATTACCTGGTTCAGGGTTGCTTGATCCTAAGAATCCTCTGGAACTTCCTCTTCCTCTTAATGACCTAATTTGTTTTTCCTGTATCCGTCTTTTTTCAGCAATTTGTTGATCTTTTGCTTTTGCTAATTCATCTTTAGCAAGCTTCGATTGTTCTTGATAAGATTTAATTTGCTCATTAATTAACTTTTGTTGGTTTTTATCAGGTTTGCCTGTGACGGTATTAATAATACCTTTACTGACATCGAACGGACTTTTATATACATTCTTAATCGTATCCCAAATACTCATTTAGGTTCCCTCTCATTAAATCCATATATGAACATAAATTGTCTTTTCTTCAAACTCTTCCGGCAATATTTCTTTTGTCACATATTTAATACGCCATGGAATCTTTATCTTCTTACGAAGTTCTTTAATTTGCGACAGTATCGTTGCCATTTTGATTACTTACCATCGTCGCTAGATCAGATTTTAGCTCATCTATTTGTTTTTGTAACTCGAATACTTGATGAGTATTTAACCCAACATTAACCGCTTCCATCAATTGTTTGATTTCACTAGCTGTAAAATCACCATTAGCGGCTTGTACTAAAAGTTGTGAATAGTGCTGACTAGGATTAGCTGTTGGATCTAGATCAAGTTTGATACGAGAGTTCTTACTTATACCAAATCTTGACCATCCAATCATCTTCCAATGTTCGAATTTGTGACTGATAACTCCAGGAGGATTTGTTTCTTCACGAATGTCTTCGCCTTCTTTTTCCCATGCCTCACGTGCAAACATCTTTCCTAATCCATAACATATAGCAAAGAGTGGATTAGCTTTTATCCATCTATAAAATATTGATTCATCGATTAATACTTCACAACAGAATGCACTGCATCTGCCTTTGTTTAGCATGATTTTTAGTATCAATGGACAATGGAGTTTTTCATTATATTTTGTAGGTTTGAATTTAATTTTCTTAAACATTACTTCTGGATCAAGTATCATACCATTCCTTATAATTGTATTAATCCTATACTATCCTAAAAGGATTTGCCATGTTTAATATAGAACAATTGAGAGAATTAATCATCAAGCCTGCTTTAGAAGATCTCATTATGCTTTCTGATGATGCTGTTGAACTATTAGTTTTTACTTGTGCAGTTGAATCTAATGGGGGATCTTCCATTACAAATGCCAAAGGATTAGGCATCTATGGTATGTGTCCAGAATCATATCATGACATCTGGCAAAATTATCTTATTGGAAAGTCTAGTCTGTATATGCGTTTACATTCAAACTTTGATGTAAACAGAATTCCAGATGAATATAGACTTATTTATGATCTTCGTTTTGCAACCGCAATGACTCGTATTCACTACGCACGCGTTCTAGAACCGATTCCGCAAAAGGCGAACCAGGAACAATTCTGGGAATATTACAAAACCCATTATAACACAGTTCTAGGTAGAGTTGATAAAGATCAATCTCTTTGTAGATATCACTCATTTACTAATAACTAACCTCTTGAGCATTTTCTAAAAGATTCATGATAGTTACATGATTGAAACAAATACGACACATCATGCGTGTAATTCTTTTACTTGTAGCTGTCATCAACCATTCAATGGGAATGTAATCATGTGGGCCTCTATTCTTACCACATAATTCAACTGCTTCTTTACGTTCTCTTGCGGTACGTGCATCATCTGCTGGGGTGAGACTCATTTATTTTATTTCCTTAATTGGTGGCCTATTTTCCCTCTCTTGGAGTGGTTACCACCTTCCTAGATAAGGACGAGAAGTATTTTTGGCCATAAAATTTGGTAATCGACCAGAATTGCACTGGCTAGATATCTCAAGCAATCTCTATAGAGTTAGAGAAGATCTCCAAGTCACTCTAATACTTGTCGCTAAAATACTGGCTCTGATGGATACCATGCTTGTTTTAGGGCTCGTTCAGAGAAAGTAAGCGCTTTCTCTTTACGCATTACAAGTCATCATTTCGCATTGTGTGTCACTGTCCACACCGCGATTACCATAAACTTTAGAGAGATGGATTCGAACCACCATTGAATCCTTCAAAGGGATTAGTCCTACCTTTAGACGATCTCTAATTCATATAGCGGACAGTGTAAGGTACCTCGCCGTTCAGTACAAGAGACTCTACGACATCCCTCAACCCCCTAGCACTTACTCTACTTCATTTTAATAGGTGC